CTAGACTTACTGGCATGCAATCAATATAACGTATTTGCCTCGTTGAATTATTGTGGGAGCTTAGAATATTTACCGTGATATCCGCATAAGCCGGCGGCTTGCCTTCTATTTTATCTGTTGGATTTGTAGTATTATTTTCCACAAGCCTATGCATCCAATTATACATCTCTGTATAAGAATTTAGATTTTCATCTACTAAAATAATAGCTGTTAGCTCACTGAATGTAAGTTTGTCTCCAACAAATGGAACAGAACTAATCTTTCTAAATGGCTGTTCTACAGAATTCATATTTAAAGAAGGGTGTAAAATAGCTTGACAGAAGAATTGCAAATTCGCATAATGTTTTCTATCTATAACCATGCTAAATGCACTTGGCTGCAAGTAGTTAAGGCCGTTTAAACCAGAACTACTTATATCGTTACTAACACTAACATCAACGTTAGGATTTAAGGTCGCCATAACTATTCTCCATAACTTTATCCTATTTATACTACCACATTCTGAAGGTAATGTACACCTTTATTAAAACATAAAAAAAGGGCGCCGAAGCGCCCTTAGTTATTGGAGAGTTAAATCTCTCTCTTATGTAAGGATATTGTCTACGCGGAAGATTCTGTAGTACTGGTTTGTACGTGCAGTCGCAAGACCATCAGAACCATCTACGTATGGGTTTGAAGCCATGCCGTAACGTGTTTTGAACCCGATGCGTGGCTGGAAGTCATTCTCACCAACGGCACGGACCATAGTCAACGGTACATATGGGCAATAGAATACACCAGCGTCATATGGGTTAGTACCCTTATAGCCTACGTTGATATAATCAGTTGTTGCATATGGATCGATGTACACTCTCATGCGACCGTTCATAACACCAGCAAATGTGTTGCCTGTGTCATCTACGTTCAAGTTAGTTGAAAGCGCAGGTGAATAGTCCAACATGCCTGAAGCTGCAAGAGCAGAAGCAACATCTGAAGAACATACGATAAAGTTACCTTTACCTCTACGTGTTTCTTTTGCAATTACGTTTGCTTCACGATCAAGTTGTACACCAAGACCTTTGAACTTCTCAGCTGACCAACGACCATCTGCATCTGTTGACAAGTCAAAGATACCTTTAGTTGTTACGTTAGCTTGAAGTGCACCGACTTTAGCTTGTGAGTTAATTGTACGAACTACTTCGCGGTTGATTTCTGCAAGAATTTCTGTTGACAAGATATTCGCCAACTCTGATTCTGCGTCAAGACCATGAATTGCTTTCAAGTCTTGTGCAAGTTCCAGAGTATATTCTGCTTTCAACGCACGTGATTTAGCAGTCACAGTGGATTTTTCAATACTGAAACCCATTTCTGCGAATGCGCCACCAGTGTTACCCAGTGCTTCAGCATCTGCTGTATCATAACCAGCACCAGTACGTGGACCTGCAACTACTGAAGCTTCGTCAGCAATTGAAGAATCTGTATCAGCATCAGTTACGCCGGCCAAGCCAGATGGCGAACCGTTTGCAACGACATCTGAGTCTCCTGAGTAACCAACTGCAGCTTCGTTAAACAGTGCTTCGTCATTAGCTAGAACACCTGATTTTATAGATTTATACTTCGATTTCATTGCGAAGATCAAGCCTGTTGGGCCTGACATTGGCTGAACACCGCAAATGTCATATGCCATCATGTTTGGCATTGCACGGCGTACAAGTGAAATCAGTACTGGATTCCAGTTATCAGCTGCACCTGTTGCGGCTGTACCTGCACCAGCAGCGTTAGCTGCGGTTTCTTGTAAACCTTGCTCACGCAAAGCTTTTTCAGTGTTTTCAAGAACAACGGCTGTTACATTGCGACGATGTTGGTCCTCGATTTTACCAGCTGTTTCTTCGTTAAGAACTGGAGCCCATTTCTCCACGATCCGATCATAAGTATCCATTTAGGATCTCCTTTTTTATTATTTACCGCCTTTGCGGATTGCTTGTAGATATGATTCCATCATTGATGAAGTTACAACAGAGTCATCAGCTGATTCTGATTCAGTATCTTCTTCGATAATAGAGGTTGCAGTTTTTTCTTGCTTGAAATATGACTCTTTCAAAGTTGCAACTTTCGCTGCGAAATCTTCTTCTGATTCAAAAGCAATTGATTCTGCTAGGTTAGAAAGCTTTTCTACTTGAGTTTCTGCAAGGCCACGTGACGCTTCACGAATAATCGAATCGCGCTTGTAAACTTCCAGTTCTTCTTGTAGGCTAATGCTTTTAGCTACTGCAGTGTTGAACTCTTCTTCAAGTTCTTCATGCGCAGTCGCCAGTTCATCTACTAGGTCAACTTTAGACTCTGGTACATCAATGTAAGATTCGGTGAATACTTCTTTCAGTTTATTCATGAATCCTTCTGCGATCTCAGTACGTAAACCGGACTGTACCGCTACTTTGTTGTCATCCATCCATTGCTCAACCACATAGTCGAGGTAGCTGTCAACTTTTTCTACGAGATCTGTTTTAACAGAAGCTACTTCCTCATCAAGCTGAGTAGCATATGCTTCTTCTAAACGGTTGATCTCTTCAACAAGTTTTGACTTTACCGCTGCTTCAAAAATTACTGCTGTTTTGGCTTTGAACTCTTCTGAAAGAGTTGCCTCAGATTCTACTAGAGCATCTAAGTCTTCACTAAAATCTCCATCAAATTTAATTGACTCGGCTTTAGTAGTTCCACCAGACATTTTTTGCATTGGTTCGCTTGTTCCTTTATCTCCCTTGCGCTTCTTAGCTTTAGGGCCTTTTTCTTCGGCAGCATCTACAGATGCAACTGAATCGGCTTCAGCATTCTTTGGATCGTGAGCTTCTTCGATATCCTCGTCGAGCTCTACATCCTGGTCTTCTATTTGATCAGTCATGTTTGACTCCTTTATTAAGATTGTTTCAATAACGAGAGGAAATTTTTAAACTCACGTACCTGTGTCTCATACAAATCTGTACGAGAAGCACGCTTAATTTCAGTCTCTATTTTTTCAATTTCTCGAGCTTCAATGATTCCATTATTCCAGATCCAATCAACACCTTCCATTATTCCATTAACAAAAGCATTTGGTGCTGATGGGTCTTGTACGATATCAACCGTATTAAGCATAAAGTCATCTTTGACGTACATAGTACCGTTACGTTGCTCAAGGCTACCCATACCACGAGTTGAGACACCTAGTTGAACACCACCTTCAAGCAAACCTTTTACGATATTACCCATTGGAGTATCCAATATACGCGCCTTCCCCATAACATCATTTCCCTTAAAATTAAGTTCTGTGATTTTATGAGATACTTTATCCAAGTTAACAGTAGGTCCTTCAGGGTGATTTAATTCACCAACCGCTCTGTCCTTGGAAACTTGTTCAGAAACATATTTATTGACAGCAGCTTCCATTACTGCTTTGGGATAAATACGTCCGTTTCTATTCTTTGATTCAGCCTGCATGAAAACACCTTCAATCACATGTGACTTTGAACCGTCTTCTTTCTTTTCGACGACGCATTGTACATCGGTCTCAGTGTATTCTGTAATTAGCTTCATCTTTTAACCTTTAGCCTGTTTAATAAATTCTTTACCCATTTTTTCAGCCTCTCCTTGAGAGCGATAAGAATCTAACTTTTCGTTATCTATATAGGTAGTAAACATACCTTTTTCTTTATGTATCATTAAAACAGCGCCATTTATCTTTTTGTCGTAAACATGCTTACCAGGAGGCATCCCAGTTGCTTTTTTTTCTCTTAACTGTTTAAATGTTTTCATATTTATTCTTCTTTAACTGTTATTTATACTTTTTAAAAATTCAATAATTTAGTTAAACTGGAACACCTTCGACATCGTCCATATCTAATTCGTCGATAGCAGCTTCAATATCTTCATCATCAGGATCCTCTTCTCCGTCATCAATATATTCAGCATCTTCTTCGCTTTCATCTTCATCGTAGACAGCTCTTGCAACAGCTACTTTCTCTTGCTCTAAAGAATCTTGGATTTTATTATTCATAATATCCGCAAATGTAACACCAGCTTTTGCAAAATCTTGGTCACTTACATTGTTAATTAAATCTTCAATTTCCATCTTCTTCTCCATTATTATCTTGAGGCCCATCAGGCTCTTCAGTTGGTTCCATATCTTTTATTTGATCAGTCATATTTTGTATATCATCATCATCGAACTGTAAAACGTTTTTCATCACCCATTCTTTTGAGAAGTACTCTCCTACATACTGCTGCATGTTATCTAAAGTTTGCAGTCTATTTTGTAGCAGTTCTGCATCCTTTAGCTCAGAGAAATGATTGTCTCTCTTATAGTCTACAACAATATCGTTTTTCCAGCTATCCCAATCTTCATCTACAATAATACCTTTCATAACTAGCTGCTTTTTAAGAATATCAGTAAACAAAGTAGAAAATCTATTGCGAAGTCTATCTATAAACTTTTGAAACTTTATTTCGTCTCTGTTTATTTCAGTAGATCTTCCAAGAGAAAACTGCGATTCTTGCTCTAGTCTATTAATAGGTACGTTTAACGATCTATATAATCTTTTTTGGAAGTAGACAATATCGTCTATTTGTCCAAGATTTTCACCGCCTGGAAGTGTAGAGATTTCTGTTCCACGGCCACCTTCTCGACGAGGGAGCCAAAAATCTTCAAGCATCGACATATGTTTGCGATCATCTCTAATTGCTCCTGTATTAGCATCATATACAAGCTTGTTACGATAGCGAGCCATGATATCTTTCATATATGTTTCAGCTTTACCTCTTGGCAAGTTACCAACATCAATGTAAAAAATTCTACGCTCTGGCGCTCTAGCTAGTCTGTATATGACTAACGAGTCTTCCATCATGCGCAACTGGTTAATTGGCTTTAGTGCTTTATGTAGGTGTGATACTACTCTTTTGCGATCAACATCTAATAAACCGGAAGTAACATAGCTTACGGAATCATTAGATAGTTTAACACCCTGGTTTGTTCCGCCTGGCTTTTCTTGATATATGTAGAATTCGTTTACGTTTTCAACAACAGAAGCTCCGCTAACAGGATCTTTTTTCTTTTTTATTTCTTTTACTTTACGAATTTTAGTAGCATCAATATTACGGATTTCTTGAATTCCGCTCTTTAAATTCTTTTCATCAACTACTAAATGATGGTAAACTCTACCGTCTATATACCATCTTCTAAAAATGTCATGACCTAGATTGGTAAAATCCAGCATAGAGCATATGTTTTCAAATTCTTCTTGAATCTGTTTTTTTACACTATCGCTTGTTTTAACTTTATCTAATACAAGACCTACTGGAGATTCATTTTCGTTTGATGTAATCGATTCGTTAATAATATCTTCGATCGCAGCATCTACCTCTGGGTGTATCGATACTGCTCGGTATTGTCTTACACTTTGTAAATTATCTTTTACAAAATTATCATCACCAATGTTTACGTAAGTGCCATAATGTGCACCTGCAGCCGTGACATAGCCTGCACCGTCTTGATCTGTCGGCGGTACAATAGATTGCAGCTTTTCACCTGCCTTATCCTGCTTCCGCTTAATTTCAAAACCAAATAATGTTATACCTGTATCAGCCATATTACTTTCCAATATTAAATTTAGGAGGGCATCTCTGCCCTCCCACTATTTATATCTACTTAAGAAGTAGTATTTGATTCCCAGTACTGTACCTGGAACTCCACTGTAAATCTTTCGATTTCATTTTCAGAAGCATAGCTTAAATCAATTGCTGAAATAGCAGTTGGAAAACAGCTTCTAAAGTTATAAGTCTTTAGAACCAAACCTTCTCTATCGAGTTGATCCACTACTAGATCAGCTTCGTAGTCGACTGGGTTCGTAAGACCAGTGTTATTGGAATGAGCATTAATCCCATTCATCCAACGTTCCATCGCATCTCTGACATTAAAGTCAACGTCATTGATAATAGTAGCATTCCATGTATCAAATACACGGTCGCCAGCCATTTTCAAACGTCTGCCACGGAATGGCATTTCGATAACACTTACTGTTGATGCAGGC